AAACTCCACAACAATATTTGTAACCCCTAACCCTACTCTTTTGTCTTTTAATTCGGGATAAGCGGCGTAAACTTCTTCGTTTATACCTAACTGCAGTAACTGTACTGGAATCGTTGGTCCATCGTAGTTCATTAGCGAGTCGATATTGATTTTTTTTTCAAAGGAAGCTTGATATGCTTCTGTCTTTGTTGAACCAACTACCTGACTTACTGCCGGTAAAGATAGTAAAGTAAAAAGTAAAAACCAAATTTTAGTCATATGATTCATCAGTATCATTTTTTACTGGTTTTGTTGCTTTAGTTACCTTATCTTTCATTTCAGTAAATTTATCTACTGAAGATAAACCTAAAGCCCCGAACGCTAATAATGCTACCGCATTAACTAAAGAGTCAGCAGGAGCAATATGTGCTTCTGAAAATGAATTAGAATACATAGTAATACACAATGTAACTGCAGCTAACAAGCCAACAAATCTTTTAGAAGATACAGCTCCTTTTTCATCAGCTAATAATGAATTAGCACCATCCATAAATTTCTTTAAAATTTCCATTACCAAGGTTGTTTAGATATTTTAACTGCAATCTCTTTAGCCTTGCTTTCCTGTTTTGTAAAATTTAAGTATACAAAATACGATTGGAATGCTAAAGCAACAAAGATCCAAGCCAAAACCAAATTTGAAAATATTTTATATAACTTATTCATTTTATTTATTAATCTATATAATCTTTAATCTTTCCACATTTTAAACATTCTTCATCACCGTCTCCGTCTGAGTCACCCCATACATGGTCACATTGACGATGTTCGAAGTATTCATCTATACTACCATCGCCGTCAAAATCCAAACCATCCATAGTTCCATCTAGGTCTTCATCTATCTCTATATAGTTTTTCTCCTCTGGTTTCTCGGTTTTGCATTTAGTAATAGCATCGGTAAATGCTTCAGGAATAATCGGAGTTGAATTACAAACGGGGGCATCTCCTCCAGCTGTATTAGATAAAGAGGTTCCATCCTCTTCGTCCATTTTTTGAACTAACATCTTATCTTTATCAGTATCCGAGAACCAGTAATCGATAATCTTTCCATAAGATCCTATGAATGCTCCCAAGAGTAAAAGAAGTAACTCTTTCCACTCGCCTTCTATAACAGTACCTTTTACTATTGCTAGAAAAATACCTCCTATAATAAACATAAAACCTCCTAGGACTATAGCTGTAATAAGCCATCTCCTGGTCATCATTTCACTTAACAGGTCTTTAAAACCTGTTGAACTAGATTGCAACATATTTAATACTTTTTAAATTACCACTTAGGTTCTTCTTTCAAAGCTTCCTTTTCTGTCTTTGCTTTAGGTTTAGCAGGTTTTTCTACTACTCTTTCTATAACTTTAGTTCCTCCTCCGGCTGCTTGTTGTTGTGAATTATTTGTAGTAATATTAATTATCGGAGCAGGAGCTGTAACGGCTGCTGGTTGTGCAGATTCAGCTTCTTTGCCTCCGCCGAATATGTTGGATGCTAACCAAGTACCAGCACCTACTATAAGAGTTCCTCCTGTAGCCACAGCTGTTTTTACCAATCCTGACCAAGTTCCATCATTATTTTCCTCTGACATATTTTTTATCTTTTAATTACTAATGGTTTTTTAACTGATACTCCTGCTACATCAGTTAAGGTAAGATCATATAGTCCATCTTCTAAATCAGAGAAATTATAGATTTTAGTTACAATTTCTTCTTCAGCAGTTAATGGCAATGTCTTAGTTGGCTGTGTAGCAGCAAATTTATACACTTGCACTGAATACTTAGCTCCCGCAGTGACTGAATACTGAACTGTTACTTTATCGCCCACTGAGATAATACTTAGTATATCTGTAGATTTAGAAGTAATGCCTAAATTAATACTAGGCTCTGTTAGTACTTCTACATCTGTACATCCTATAATAAATAGAGATGAAACTAATACTCCTATAGTTAGTAAATTTTTCATAGTTAAAAATTGTTATACCCTGTTAATTTTATTGAATCAGTATTTAGGTTTATACCTAATTGAGAACCTTTATTATCAGCTGCATCCATAGCAGGGGTCACTTTTATTAGAGAGTTTATATCTAATCCGTTGTTAATAGTAGAGAACTTTAAAACAAAAGGAGTAAGTAAACCATTAATAGGAGCTTTAAAATCTTTATCTACTCCACCAAATTTTATTATACCTGTTACATTATTAGCAAAAATTTGCCATGTTTCAGGTAATGTAGATTTCATACTTTCAAATTTAATTTTAGATGAGTCATATTTAAATTCAAACTGTAAAGCAGAGATATTAGCTCCCTCGATATTAACCGGTATTTCAATAGTATTAGATGTTACTGTAGTATTTTTTAAATTAACATTTATAGAAGGTATATTTTGAGAAGTATTTATAAATGATTCACTACGGTTCATATCAGGTCCAGAAGCATACAACTTATTAGTTAGACTTCTTTTTAATGAAGGAATAGCATTAGTTTGGATATTACCGTTTTGAACTACTTGGGAAGAATGTGAACGATTTATATCTCCAGGTAAGACGTATCTAATTTCTATAGTAAATGGACTACCTGATGATGCCGCAGTTGTGTAAGGAAACACAGCTTGAGAGGTTTTAGATGCATCAGTGGCCCAGTTTGCTGGGGTCAAGCCGTCGAAATGAGCTGCTTTAAATGTAGGTACACTCATAAATCCTCCACTACCTTGAACATAGCTTGTAGGCATTACTATTAATTGATTTACACCAACTGCTTGAGCATATAATTTAGTTAGGTCCCCTCCATCAAAAATATTATTACTATTAACATCAGCTGCCCAATAACCAGCTCCGGTTTTAATACTTAGATTTCCAAAGGTTCTATTTAAATTTTGAGAAATAAATTCAGCGTCAGCAGTTGTATAATCGGAAACTGAAACTGCTGAATTCATTATACCCGGCAATTGATCCATATTAATAAAAGTCATAATTCTATACGCTGTATTAGCCGTTATTAAACTATCTATAACATTTACAGTACCGTTTGCAGTTACGTTGAACATTGGACCTGAATTATCAGCTTTTAAAAAGCCGACCTTAACATGAGATGGATTAATATTTCCATTTAAATCTAATTTAGCATAGAAGAATTTTTTAGCTAATGGGTTTACAGTAATTACATTAGTCAAAGGTATTTCATTTAGTGCTGCCCCTGATGTTCCACTTTGGTTAAATGATGCGGCAAAATTCATTTTTATAGGATCCCAGGTTTCACCTACTGCAGTAGTTTTTAATTTAAAACGTAATCTTAATACGTCACCATAAGCAACATAAGGCAGAGGTGAATTAGTAGCCCAGTTTAAATAAACACGGATAATAGTCTTAGGACCACCTTGGGTAAAATTATAAGCACTAGTATTGTAATTAGTATTACCATTAGATGTAGTATTATTTGCATTACCAGCATATGAATATCCGGGATAAGTATAACTACTTAAAGTAATAGATGAACCTCCAGGAAGTACACCTCCATTTCCGCCAGTGCCAGTATGAGCTACACTTACAAAATCAAAGGCTGTATTTTGAAATTCGAAATCAAAATAAAGAGATCGAGCAGTTGTATTGCCGTTTCCATTTAATTGAACAGGAACAAAAAACTCATCACCTTTTATGATAGTTGTACCACCAACATTAATTTTCGTGGAATCTGAAGATAACCTAATTTTAGGTTCTTGAGCAAATGCAGTTAAACTTACCAAGGTTAATAGTAAGACTAAAAATTTTTTCATAGTTTGTCTAGTAGTTTAGTGACTAAGGAAACCGATGCCTTTTTTAAAGCATTACGAAGTGATTGTTGATTAAAACCTCCGGCTTCAGAAATCAATAAAGTAGACATTGAAATTTCTGATGATTTTTCTGTTGCGGTCTTAGTACGAAGTACTTTGCCTTTCTGTACTAATTGCCCTTTTAAAGTTATTATAACTGAATTTACATCCTTGTGAAATACTGATATGTTAGAATTAACTTGTTCAACATCTAAATAGATTACTTCTACTTCTATTGAGTAGTCAGCTTCTTCTTTATTAGATGATAAAGAGTAGCTTTCAGATACTAATTCTTCTAATATATTCTTTACTCCAAAAGTTAATTTAGAATTACCTGTTAAAGGCCCAACAACTACTTTGTTGTCTACCTTGTTTATAAAAAGACTTTTAGGATTGCTTTGTGCTTGAATAGAACAAAGGGGTATTATACTTAATAGTAAAGCAACTAATAATTTCATATTCATAGTTAGGTCGAATATAAATAGAATAGTCGCTTAGAAACTTTCTAAAATAAAAAAAAAAGCCTGCTACTGCAGGCCTTTTCTTCGATATTTAATACTTTATATTGATATACTTAATCCCACCATGAACTAATATTTTTCTCCAATATAGAGAATAGTAGTTTTTTAGCTCTGTTATGATTTAAAATGCCTATTGATAAAGCTACTCCAAAATCTGTATCAGTATTTACTATAGGTTTTTTCATAGACATAACTTGCATGCGAGATTTTTTGTATTTCTTAAAAAACTCTGTGTAGTCTTCGTGTAAAACTTTTACTTTTAAGTATCCAGTATCCTCTATATTAAACTCAGCTTGCTGACATTCGTGGGATTCATTAATATAATCTTCGTTGTTAACTTTATCCATTAACCTACAGCATAAAAGCATAATCTCAGCATCTCGTTTTGCATTAAGATGACGATTTTTACCTCCTATATGCTTAGCTTGATTCTTTAATTTAAATTTAAAAATCTCATATATGTAGTGCTGGTCCCAGTCTTGGTCTTTCCATATGATTGGAAACCATCTGTAGAGGTTATAAATTCTATAAAAAAATTGCTTTATGTTATAGTACATTAGAATTATACTGCTTTAGGATTTTCCTGTGAAACTACAGCTACGATGTTAGCTTTAGAAGCTGCTTTAACTTCGAAATCACTAGCTCCGCTCTTTATTAGAAATTGCGTTATACGTACCTCAGCTTCAGTTACGGACATTGCATCTACTAAGTAAGAGTACTTTTGTTTTTTTAACTTACCACGCTCGTCAAAAGCTTCGAATTCTACGCGTACTGTAAAATAATTTACCATATTTTTAGTTGTTTATTGTTAATTTATAATTTGGTGAAGTAGTTGCTATACTTATATTACCATTAGAATATATTCGCATACGTTCTACACCATTTACTCCAATACCCATATCAGCATTACTTGTGTGCTTTGCTAAAGATAGTTTTTTAGGTTTTGGGTTAGTAACAAATGCGGCCCCTGCTAGTAATCCTAGTGATGCTAGAAAATCTTTACGTTTCATACTATGTTGTTTTTCTTAGTTCTCCCGGCATGAATTCATCGTTTACGTGGCCACACTTACTGCATACAAATACAGGTATCGGCACTAAGGCATCTTGGTGAGACCCTATTAGAATCTTAGAAGCTTTCCGCAGTAATGTTCCTTCTTGGAATATACTGTTACTACACTCTTCACAAACGATAGGAGTCGTCTTGTCTAATGAAATGTTTAATTTTGGAGTACTTGACATATTCAGCTTTATTTTAAAACTAAATATATTTAATTTGCTTATAAAAAGCAACTACATTGAAAGCTTTATTCTTACCCGAATACAGGTCTGCGGTAATTTTTGATTTTTTAAATAATTGTTAACATAACCCATCATATTAGCCGAACCAATAGGGTTAGCTGAATGTATGTAGATTTGAGGTAATGGAATACTTGTGGACATACTTTCAGCTACTAAAAACTTAGCACAGTCCATTCCTGTTTTTTCCAAGATATTATTATAATCTAAGGTATAGTTAGGTGATCCATTTAAAATGTACTCTTGAATAGCTGAGTCTCCTAAGTCGTGATCTAAAGATATTACATCGTAGTTTTCTAAACCTACTTGCTTAATATGTTTAACTAATTCTTCGAAGGTTCTTACAACTTCCCATTCCTTATCTAAAGGTGTTCTAATATCGTCTAAGTACAGCTTTATTTTATTTTCCATAATATTACATAGTTAAAAACACCACCGTTAATTAACTTTATTTTTTAGTTATAAATTTATTTTCTAATTTATCTAATCTCGAATCCATTTGAGAGAAGACGTTATTTTCTAGTTCATCGATTCTTCGATGCGTATCAGACAAATCCCTTTCTAATTTCTGGAAAATGTCTGAAATCAAATGCTCCATTTCTTTTTCTATTTTTCTTACCTTAACGAAAGATATAACTGCAACTATCGATAATCCGATAACCACAACTAATGCAATCCCTAAAATGAATGATAAAATATCCATGATTTATTTTCTCCTATATGTCAAAGAACGGTGGTGTTGTGGACCAGGAGGATTACGATACCCCGGCCTAATGATTATGAGTCATTTGCTCTACCTCTGAGCTACAAGTCCAATGCTGTAGTAGATGGATTCGAACCACCAAGTGGACTTTAGGAACAAAACATGATTGATGGTCAACCTCCACCGGGTGATATCCCGATTGTATTTTGTCTTTATCAGTTGTTCCACGTCCCCGAGACAGGAGGATGCGTAGGCCAGTTCCGCCACACTACAGTAAGTATAGGAAAGTAGAAGATGGGTGCGTGGACATCTACTTTTACGATTGGCGTTTCTTACCGGTCGTATCCGCCCTTTCTACAGTTAAGGGATACATTCCAATCAACCTAATAACACAAAAGGGGACTAGCCCCTATTATGTTACTAAAATTAAAAAAAGCAAAAATTAAAAAACTATCTTTTCTAGTTTATAAGTTAAACCAAGACCAGGAGTAAAGCTACTTCCTACTAAGTTTCCTATAACCCAAATCTTTAAACCTTCCGATTTCAATGGTGCATACCCTACCCAAACATTAGGCTTTGTAACCCCACCTTGTGGCTGTATACCTACTCCTAGCATTAATCTTTCTCCTGAGAACATTCTTATTACGCCTAGTTTCATGCTGCTTCCGAAGCTACCAGTTTTAGTACTTATCATCGGATCTTCATTGTATAAAAACCCAGTGTAAATACCCCATCCTTTTTTTACGTACCCAGCTGTTAAATAGCCGTCACCGCTTTTATTAGTAGCGGAACCAAAGAATTCCTGTGCGTTAGCTACTAAGCTTAAGCATAGAATTAAAGCAATAAATAATAATTTTTTCATAAGTATGTTTTAGTATAAATATCAAAGATTTACCTCAGTAGGTACTATCCTATCTAGTGAATCTTTTTCTATAATAGATTTTAAAACCTTTATTTTTTGTCTTGTCTCTTTTAATCTACCTTTGGCCATTATTTCTCTTTCATGTAACTTCGATGACTCTACTGTTTTTTTAGCTTTATCATCAACTGATACTTCAGTCCACATTTTTTGGTAATCTACAGTCTTAAGCTCTGAAAGGTATTTCTGCTCGTTTGTAATTTCTGTAGACAGTTTCTGCCTATAAAAATTTATTTCGACATTAGCATTCGATGTTCCTACTATTATACCAAGTGTAACTAATAGTTTATTTAACTCAAACATAATACATTTCTGTTTAGTTTATCTGTAAATATAATTACCCTTTAAAATAAAACCTACTGTATAGGTACCTTTACTCTACTATAATTATTAGTAACCTGCCTGCATATTAGAATTTTCTTCATCTTTTTCATCTTTTTTCTCAAAGATTACGGATTCCGTTGTAAGGATCGTACCTGCTACGGAAGAGGCATTTTCTAAAGCTAAACGAGTTACCTTAACAGGGTCTATAATTCCTGCTTCTCTAGCATCAACTACTAATCTTGTTTTAACATTTAAAGTAGCATTTTTTTCTGTTGAAGTAAGAACCTCATACAGAAACTTATATGGATTATCTTCACCAGAATTTTCTAATATTTTCTGGAATGGTGCATAGCAAGCAGATTTTATAATTGCTTTAGCAAGAGTATCTTCAAATGAGACTACGTCTTTCGTGTTCTCCTCAATGATATTAAATGCTTTGATTAATGCTATACCTCCACCCTCAACAGTTCCTTCTGCTAAAGCCGCTTTAGTTGCAAACAATGCATCTTCTACTCGGTCTTTCTTTTCTTTAATTTCGATCTCACTATTACCTCCTACAGAAATGATAGCAACACCCCCAATTAACTTTCCTAAACGTTCTTGAAGTTTTTCTTTTTCGAAATTAGAAGTAGCTTTATCTATCTGCTCTTTAATTTCTTCAGCTCGTACTTTAATATCTTCTTCTGCTCCCTGGCCGTCTACAATAGTTGTTGACTCTTTATCTACCGTAACTGTTCTGGCTTTGCCTAAAAACTGATCTAATTGATTAGCAGGTAGTTTATCTAACTTAATACCTTTTTCTTTTGAAAGAACTTGTCCTCCTGTTAAGACAGCCATATCTTCTAAAAGTAGAGTACGTCTTTCACCAAAATCAGGTGCTTTAACAGCTACTACTTTAGCAATGCCTCGCATTTTATTAACAATAAGAACAGCTAATGCTTCGTCACCGAAATCATGAGCAACGAGAAGAAGCGCTTTATTCTCGGCATTTGCTTTAGTAAGAACTTGTAAAAGCTCCGCAGCAGTAGAAATGTTACCATCGTACATAAAAATATACGCATCTTCTAAAACCGCTTGCATAGTATTGTTATTTGTAACAAAATAAGGAGATTTATATCCTTTATCGAATTGCATACCTTCTACAATCTCTAATTGAGTTTCTCCAGATTTAGATTCTTCTAACGAAACTAACCCATCACGTCCTACAGCATCTAATGCAGAAGATATTAAGTCCCCTATTTCTTCATCATTGTTACCTGAGATTACAGCTACCTGGCGTATTTGATCTTCTGAATCTATACTTAATGAAGCTTTCTTTAATTCAGCTACAACAAGCTTTACATACTTGTCAATACCTTTTTTAATTTCTACCGGGTTAGTTCCTTGAGTAATAAGTTTTAAACCCTCTTGTACCATTACTGTTGTTAACAACGTAGATGTGGTTGTACCGTCACCAGCTTCATTAGCCGATTTAATAGCTACTTGCTTTACTAACTGTGCTCCTATGTTCTCGATTTCATCTTCTAATTTAGCAAAAGCCTTTGCAACTGTTACTCCGTCTTTAGTAACACGTATACCTGAAGTTGAATCATCTATAAGAACAGTTCTGCCTGAAGGTCCTAATGTCGAACTAACTGAGTGATTTAATTTTTGAATACCCGATAAAAGCTTTGATTTTAATTCGGTTCCTGATAATGATATTGTTGACATATTTTTATTTTATAACTCCTAAAATTTCTGATTCTTTAATGATAATATAATCTTCTCCTTCTACGCTTACTTTCATAGCTGCCATTTTCGGTATTAGTACCTTATCTCCAGGTATTAAAATAGAAGCTACGCTTTCTCCTAAATTCCAGTTATATGAAGGGCTGGACGATACTACTACTCCCATTTCAGGTCTCTCTTTACCCATATCAGGTAAAACGATATTCCCGTAAGTCATTTCCGACTCTTCAACAGGTTTTAAAATAACATTACCGTTCAATGGGGTAATTGACGAAACTACTTGTTCTGACATATATTAATTGTTTAATGTTTCTGTATAATCGATATCTGGTACTATTTCTAAAAAATACATCTGTCCTTCTTTCAAGAGAACTGTGTCTGCCCCTAATCGGTCTTTCCAGTATTCAACGTCTGGGTTTAAATCTTGTCTGATTATTTTTTTCAGGATATACAACCTATCGTTAAAGTTAACGAATTGAGATTTAAACATAACTACTTATATCTTTTATATAAATATATAAAATTTAACTAAACTAGTGTCCATCTCTAAAATTTTTCGCAATTGCAGGAGGTGCTTTTAATGTTACCCCTTCTAGCTTAGTAGTGTTTTCCATTAAGTCTTGAACGAATTCAGCTACTTCATGTGCGTACTCTTCAGGTACGTTTACTACTAACTGGTCATGCACTTGAGCCTGTACACGCCCATCTATACCTCTCTTTATTAACTCTCTATTAATAGCTACAGCAGCTCGGTTAACTACGGCGGCAGCTAAACTCTGTAATTGGTAATTTAAACAGTTGTTTAATCCGTTACGGTAATCTCTATAAACATTAGTTACTTGCTCTCTTCCATATTGGTCTTCTAAATCTTTTCTAGCTCTCCAATCTAAAATAGCATCACCCATTAAGTCGTGAATTTTTTTAACAGAAGGTAAATGACGAATACGTCCTACCTTATTACTAATATAACCATGCTCTTTAACAAACTTTCTAGACTCTTCTCTCCAACGTTTTAAGTCTGGGAATCCATCTAGATAACCCTTTACAAGTACATCTGCTTCTTTTTGACTTATATCTAACGTCTTACTTAAAGCAAACGATTCCATACCGTATGCAATACCTAATGAGTAAGCTTTAGCTCTGTTACGTCTAACCGGGTCTACTTTCTTTAAGAAGTTATCTGCTTTCTTATCAGCACTAACTCCTTCTAGTTTTTCTGTACGGATAGCTACAGTAGAATAAAAATCATGGTTCTTATTAAAAATCTCTCTTAAATTTTCATCTCCTGTTACCGAAGCAAAGCAGTGAGGTTCTAAAGATTCATAATCACAGTCGATAAGAATTCGACCTTCTTCTGCTATTAAGAATGCCCTTACTACATTATTATAATGAACTATTATAGGTGCAGCTTCTCCATCCTCTTTAGGTTTAGGTAACTGTTGCATATCAGAACCATACCTTCCAGATACAGTTCCATTTTGCTTAAAGTAAAAGTAGTACCTACCATCTTCGTGTCTATCGAAAAACCTATCTACATAAGTTGACTTTACTTTAAGAAGCTTATTGTATACACGTAAATTCTCAGCCCAAGGATGGTCTTTAGATATCGATTCAATCATATCGTCATCGAATTGAGCTTTTCCTTTTGTTGTTGATGATAATGGTGTTACCCCAAGAACATCAAAAGCTATTTTACCTAATTGGTCTTTAGATTGAATATTAAAAAACTTGCCTTCATTCTCCTCTTTCCATAACTCTAAGCTAACTTTTAATCTAGTATTTTGAGGTAAGAATTTCTCATCACCAGATATTAAAAAATCCTTTATAGCTGATTCAGGTAAAGTTAGTAATGAAGCTTTATTTAAAACATACTTATTAGATTTATCAGATTTAGGTAGGTCAATGCTTTCTAAGTCACATAGTTTTTGAGCATAAGTACCTTTGTTATTACAAGGATAACTAGCAACAGCGGTCTGTATAACCCAAGCTCTTACATCGTCAATTTTTAATAGTTCTTCTGCAACTAACTTACCATGCTTTAATAAATCTGCCTCTATATCTATTTTAGTTTTCTGTAATAAGTCTAGGTCTACCTTCACTCCAAACTCTTCCATTGGTATAGTTACTTCTTTGTAGATAGGCATTACCTCATCTACGTAAAAGAAATCTACTAAATTCTCCTCTATTAATACTTTAGAGAAGTGATTAAATATTCTTAAAGTTAAATCCGTATCGGCTGCAGCGTATTCTGATAAGATATTTAAATCTGCTTTATAGATTTCGTAATTAGTCTTAGTAATAGACCCACCGTTACGTTTAATATTCTCTTTTAGTATTAGCTGCTCTTCGTTAGCTTTAGTCTCAATATCTAAACCTATCTCTCTCTGTACCATAATAGCAATTTCCTTAAGACCAAAAGGTTTACCACCAAAACCAAAAGCACCTTCTTCCTTTACCGTATGAACTAATAAAGCCGTATCTGCATGTAAGGAAGGAATTAAATCTTCACCGTAGAAGTTTTTAGTAAAACGACCGTCAAAAGAAGCATTATGCATGATTAACTTCTTACCGTGAAGTAAACTTAGAGTTTTTTTAGCTAATGCATGACAGCCGTGACCATCTATTTCACACTCAACTAACTCTTCCTTGTTTCTATCCCATACCATAGTAGGCATATAGAAACCTATACCTTCATCACCAGACACAGAGAAACCAATAATCTTTCCTTTACGGACATTAAGACTATTGGTCTCGGTATCGTATGCGATATACTCACTCTCTTTTATATGCTGAACTAAAAGTTCAAGAGTAGCTCTATCAGTAACGGTATAATACTTCTTCTCTATCATGTCTAAATATAGATTGAAATATTTAAAAAAACAACTACACTTCTTCTAAAATACCATCTTTAGCAAGTAGTATTAACCTAGGATGTAACGATGTTCCTTTTTTAACTAAAACTGTGTTACCTACTCTATACTGCACTCCTTCTATAATGGCATCTTTTAAAAATCTTACTTGACGAGTAGTTTCTTCGTATGGAAATAACTCGTTTAGATACTCCCTACGTTCCTTACATCCACAACCTTCAGCTCCTGCTAACTTGGCTACAGCATCGGCTAATCTATCTATTCCTAGAAAGTTAGTTACTTTTGCTATAGAATCTCCAAAGCCAGTAGAAGGTTTAGTAGGATCAAAATCGTTCATAATTATCTCTGTTTATCGTATTGAAATTGTCCGTTGTAAAGATTCTCTACAGCTACTTCATCGCAATGGTGAAAGTAAATTTGAGCAACTCTAGCATCACACTCTATAAATAGCGTACAGTTAACTGTGAGAATACATCCCATGTTCGATGTTTCGAAACCAGGGTCAAAAACAGAACTATGCATTACAGCTCCATTCCTTAATAAAGAAGATCTTTGACGAATAAAACCTGCTAGATTAGAAGGTATTTTACATCCTTCCCAAAAGGTAATATCATACGTACCTGGGTAAAGTAAGTATCCGTCTATACCTTCTATCTTCTTAGTTTTAACTTCACAATAAACGTTTAATTCGGTTTTATTTTTATAGATAAAACCTATTTGAGGTTGATTTGATATTAAATGTCTGTAATCAGAAATATCCCAATTGACATTACCTATAGCATTAATCGACTTAACTGATAAGTCGTAACCTACTTGGGCTGGTTTACCTTTGCTATCCTCTAACTTTAGTATACCTTTTTCTATTATTTGTTCGGAGTTTAACATTTGCTTGCTAGTTCTATATTTTTGTAAAATTCTGCTCTTGCTGCGTCTTCATTTAAAAAGCAGCCAGAAAGTTGAGCGGTTTGCATTGAAGCGCCATAATGCTTAACACCTCTACAAGAAACACAGTTATGAGTCGCCGATATCATTACTGCTACACCTTGATTCCCTTCGCAGATTTTATTAACAGCATTATGAATAGCTACTGTTAACTGCTCTTGAATTGCACCTCGTCTCCCAAAGTTCTCAACGATTCTATTTAACTTAGATAAACCTATTACCTTTCCGTTTTCTGAAGGTATATATGCTATGCTAACTTTACCACCAATAGTTTGATGATGGTGACTGCACATTGATGTAACTGGTATATTACTCTCTTGGACAATTCCTGTATACCCATCACTTGGAAATGCTGTTACCTTATCTAAAGGTTCATAACGTCCTGCCCATAAGTGGTTAACGTATGCCTTAGCTACTCTATGAGGAGTTTCGGATGAGTTCGGGTCGTTTTCCCAATCGCAGCCTAAAGCCCATAGAAATTTTCCGAATGCTTCGGCAGCATCTTCGATAATTACTTGCTTTTCTAAATCTGTTAAACGGGCTTCAGGGCCGTAAACTGCTTGTCTATCTGCTAATTGGGTTGAAATACCATTAGCAAATCCTGCTTGAACTAGTTCAGTTCCTTCGATAAATTTTTTTGACATTTGTATTTGTTTTTAAGTGGTGCTACGACACTACATAACCGAAAGTAAAGTTATTACTTTTTTAAATAATCTTGTATAGTTTCAGAATCTTTATTTTCCCAAGGAAAAACTATCCATGCATTAGAATTAATTGACTCAGCATAATATTCAGGAATATATTTAGAATTAGTTCTCCAAAGTAGGCTTGCGGTTGTAAATCCACAGTAATGAAAATCTACAAAAGTTTGACCGGAGTCGCATATGTCATCAATAAGTAATGTCTTAGCCCTAATATCTTCCTTTAACATCATAGCATCTTCTACAGATAAAAATTCTATACCAAGCTTATGTGATAAGAGTACTGCCGGTATTAATCCACCTCTAGCAGGACCAGAAACATACTTTAAATTTTTATTTAACAATACCCATTTTTCTATAGCATATATGTATTCCTCTACACCCGACCAAGACAGGTAAATTTTATCTGGTGTCTCCATTATACATTTAATGTTTTATCCCATGCCGAAATGTGCAAACGAGTCAAGCCTGTAAATTTATACTTCTTAGCCATTTCCAATACAAATTGAGTACGCTCATGAAAATCATCCTGACTGTCTAGACCTGGCATACAGATTACGTTCCTCAAAGGAATGTTAAATGGTTCAACGAAATCGCGGAATACTTCTTTAACATCTTCTTCATTAGAGATAACAAACTTAAATTGATAGTTTTGATGCTTCATTATCTGCTCTATAACTTCTGGCTTAATACGCTGCTTTACAGTCATACCAGAGTTTTCTAATTTAGGAGAGCAATTAATTTGGGTTAGCCGTACGAATATATCCGGTGAAAATTCTATAGTACCGTTAGTTTCAATTTCATTATACACATGAAAATCTACTTTTAATAAACCATTACTATAGGATTCGTACTTTGCCCAGTAATCAAAAAAGTTTGCAATAGCTTCTTGATGTTTTTTCATTGCGGGTTCTCCACCTGTCCAAATTAAATGGATAGTCCCATTTAAAATATCATCGTAGATACCTTGCTCTTTCCAAGTATCTATTAAGTATTGGAAGTCTTTATTTTCCCCTCTCCATGCCCATTGTGAAGTACTATCACAAGTCCATGTTGCTTTACCTTCTAATTCTAAATCTCCTTTAAAGATTTCACCATCGGCAAGTTCTTTGCCGTTAATTAAGTTCTTTAAAAATCTAGTAGACATACCACAAGTCAAGTTACACAAACCTAAACGGATAAAGTAAGAAGGTACTCCTGTAGATTTTCCTTCGCCTTGTACTGAGTAGAAGTCAGAACTTATTAATAATTTGTTAGGATCTATAGTAGACATATTATTCGTTGTTAATTTTTTTGTAGACTGAGTTAGTAATGGCTAAAGCCCAAATAGCTAAGAGAACTCTCCACCAAATAGACCAATTAGCTATATTTAAATCCCAATTTATAAAGGAAATAATAACATAAGGAATAAATGTTGAGGCAAGAATTAAAATAACATAAGCTAGGAAAGGTAATTTTTTCATCGAATTAAGGAATGTATATTGCTGAATTTTTATCGTTTTCAAAGAATTCTACTTTTGTTACTTGGACTCTTCCTGAGGTCTCTTCTATAACAAAAGGATTAACCTTGCTATAAATAAACTCAGCGAATTTCTCCGCACCTACATCCGGGAGTAGTCTTAACTGTATTACTCCTAGACCGTCCATAGTTTTATATCCGTTTATACCTGGATCATCTTCTGCTACTAAACAAGTATGGTCAAACATATAGTCCAACCACTCTTTAGGATTCTTGCCATCTATAGTACCTTTAGCTCTTTTCATACCGCCGAAATCCCATACCCAATTTCGCTCATCTAAATCTCCTTCAAACCATAAACGAAAAGATATACCGTATCCATGTATAAATTTGCAATGAGTGCCTTCGGCTCTCCACTGACGGAAAATAGTACTGTATCCGTCAAACAGCTTTGTTGAAATAAACTTTGCCATAATTTTAAATTAAAGGTATTTACTCATTATATCTAATCTCTCTTCAACTGATCCAGTTACCTTAATAATTTTTTCAGTCGGTATATGTTTTTCCATAAAGCTTACTATAACAGCGTCTACTTTATTTTGTAACTCCTCGTTAAGTCTATCCGGGTCGTAAACAAATCCAAATTCAATAGGTATATAAAAAAAGTACTCTACCTGTTCCTGTGTTTGGTCAAACAACTTAACCATCTCCGATGTATCCATCGTAGGATTAATAATTTGGGTATACAAAATACAGTCTACAATACTTCTAGTCGAGATCACGTACTTATGGGAAAGGTAATTTTGATAAGCCCAAGTCGATAACTCATTGATTACTAATTGTTTTTCGTAATCAGAGAAGTCTAACAGCTTAGCTATTTTAAATACAGGTCTAGAAAATCCGTCTGTTACATAATAGTTAGCAAATTTCTCACTAACAGCTTTTAACAACGTACTCTTACCTACACCATGACTTCCTAATAAGATTTTCATACTTCAAATTCTAAATTTTCTACGGTCTCTTTTCCTAAAGGTAGTAATTTTGAGTTAAGTAAAAAAGTAATCCAACAAGTAAATGATGTGCTTTTTAAAATATCATACATACTGTCTAAAGACCTAGCTATATTACTAGTACTGCATTGCATTACTATATCCCCCTCATCTATCCCTTCCGTAACTTTATGAACTACTGAGCCGACTTCTCTATATTTACCTTCCCATGCCTTAATTTGTGGGTCTTTACCTTTTAATTCCGGGTATGAGCTAATTAAACCTGGATGACCATTGTAAATATTTCCTTTAAAGTTAATAATGAAAGATGCAGGTAAAATTCTAAGGTAGCCATGTAACGTTATTAAATTACATTTATTTAGAATTTTACTAGTATAACTCTCCTCTGTAGGCCTAAAAGGCAATTTAATTATTTCTACATTATTTTTCTTAAAAAATTTTAAAGAATTAGTAGATAATTTATTAAAGTTATTAGTTAACAAATATCCAGGAGTTATATTTAATGCATTACATACTTCTACTACTTCTGAACCTGTTTGAGATACAAATACTGCCCATTTAGAAACTTTCATACTATTGTCCTTGGGCTTTTTTTGTATAAACTCCTACATTTTTTAATGGAGAAGAGATTAACATAGTAGATGATGCCCTGACTGGATTAATATCTAATGAACCTCGTCTAGCGTATAATAACATAACTGAGCATTCATGTACTAAAGGGTTTTTCATTATTTCTAAGTATAACTTTTCACAGCAGAATTCATGGAATTCATTTACTTCTCTTAAAGATATAACTAATTTTAATAATTCCTTACCGTATACCGAACCTCTTTTAGTTATAATTTTAAAATAAGCAGCGCCTGTATCTTTTTGCTTTGTATGTCTACATCTTGAACGAAGAACATTTGTAAATAACTTAGAAGCCTCTCCTAACGGAGCATTGTCAGTAACTATATTATACGATTCTTGAGAGTTATAATCTGTTATTACTAAATTCTGTAATTCAGCTAGACTAACTGTCTTATATAAATCTCGATATCCTTCACCAGGGTCTCTTTCATATATTTTATCTTCCCCAGAACTGAAAAATTTCACCTCAACGTCTGCACCAATACATTTACTTATATCTAGTATAACTTGATTCTCATAATTCTCTATAGCTTCTTCAAAGGTAGAGCCCATCTTACACATATCAAAAGAATTTAAATATAATTTAAAGCTTTTTGATTCAACCATAAATTCTGAACTAGCCGGACAAATAATTTTTAACGTTCCTGCTACTGGTAAGCCATTATTTAACAAAAACGTAGCTTCATGACAATGCCAAACATCGTAACCAACAAACTCATTTCCGGTAATACCCCAATCACCTCTGGCTGCTGCCCTTGGCATTGGATTTAATAATGATGCATCGAATTTATCAGTATAAATTGCATAGGAGTTCTCTGAACCTAGAGACTTACTAGCAAATTCATTCATATTACCACTTGACATAGTTCTTAAAAGTTTTTACGTTTTTATAAATTAATTCTATTTGTTCTTTTTCTAATTTAGTATCTAAATTATCTGCAAGTTTTAAACTAGGTTTTGGTGCTAGTAAGCCATGTTCTGTAAACTCATTACCTACCCATCCGTTAATAATAGGAGAACTAGTATCTATAGAGTAGATGTAATCAACTATGGACTGCCCTTTAAATAATTCAAATTCAACTGGGTTTAGAGTACCTAGTAAATGTATTTTTAATGCTATAGCCTCATGTAGTTTAAATTTATGCTTATACCACCATTGTAAAAATCTAAATCTTACGGTAATATAATCAGACTTTTCTATTAAGTCAAAAGGTAAAGCTATAATGTCTATATCTTCACTTAGATAATAGGACATACAGCTATAAATTTCGTCAAAAGTATCTCCTTGGCATACTCCCATATACTTTTGGTCTTTAACTTTATACTTAGCTAAATACTCCTTTGCATTATCTAATGTAACTCTATAGTCATTAACCTTATCAGGTAAAACCAAATGTGTTGGTTTATACTCATTACATAATTCAGCTAATTCTTCTAATGGTATAGACTCACCTAATTCAAAAGCAGAATTATCTAAAATAGAATAAGAAGATGATGCTAGTTTATTTTTATAAAAGTCTGCATACTCCTTATCCTTATTAAGTAAATGACCTAATACATAAGGGTAATCACTAATTTTATCATGCTCACTAAATAACTGCTTAGGAATTTCGTGAGATATTAAAGGTCTTCTCATATACTTACTTCGCATATTCGGCTAGTACTTTCTCTACTGATGCTCTAGCTACATCCCAGCTAACAGGTCCTGTTTCATCTGCATATGCCACCGGATCTGGACGTCCTAAACGAATAAATGCTTCTATACGTTCTACTGATGCTGCTGATTTATAATCAGAATACCAGTTACCTATCTTCCATCCTTCACTTGTAGGTTGATCTTGTATAAAAATTGGCTTATAAGATGTATTAGTACGTTTATATACCTCATTAAAATTTAAACCTAATTTCTCACAAGCTACTAACCCATCTTCTAAAATTTCAAATTTGCTTACTTCTAGATACGGAGTATAGTGGTATACTAATTCAGAATCCCAATTACCTACTTTAAATGCCTCAAAATCAGCATCACGAAACTCTTGACGACAGTCAGGGTAAATAGCATGATCTCCAGCGTGAATACCCATTGCGATAGCTACTTCTTGCTTATCGCCTTTAGTTGCTACAGATAATGCAGCGGCTTGAATTAAAGAAGCGAAAATCTTATTACGATTAGGTACGACAGTTTCTTTCATGTTGTCTTGCTCATAATGTCCTTCCGGAACTTCATCACCTCCTGTAACTAAAGCAGAATGTAGTAAGTTTTGTAATCCATCTAATTTAATGATTTGATGTTTTACTATAGGATATGCTTCTTCAAATCCACCGAATACATGGTCAGTATGAGTAATTCTCATAGGATTTGTATTAATGTATTCTACTAAAGATTTAGCCCGGTCTAATTCAACACGGTGTTTTTGACCGTAATCAAACCCTAATGCGGTAACTTCATAGCCGTTAGCTAATAAATGAAGTAATAAAGTAGAGGAATCCATCCCTCCGCTGAGTGATAAAACTGCTTTTTTTGTACTAGACATATAACTTTATTTATAAAATTAAGACGTATTATTTTATTGATCGATTAGTCCCGGTAACCGATTAGAATAACTCATTAATTACAGAACAGTTTACTGGAATACATACTAGATCTTTGTTCTTACCTACTCTTTTAAGAGTTCTTCCCTGTACGTAATTTCTCATTTCTCTTAAAGAATATACATAACATTTATTGTTTTCCATATCGTAAGTTAAAATCTTATCTGCTTGACAGGTATAAAACCAACCCGGTAGGCCTGATGGAAATTTTTCAACTTCTAAAAAGGTAAAACCATTTCTAACATTAGTTTTTATATCAGCCCTATCCCATTCACTAGTAACTGTATTAAAATACTCGATGTCATACCCCTTCTTTTGCTTTTGCTTGAAGGTTTCAAAATCTCCGGTGTAATCCTTAATGGTATAACCTCTAGTTGTCATTTCAGCTATAACATTAATTTCACCTGCCCTACCTTTTTGGTAGTTTACTGATAACTCAAATTTACTCATTTTGTTAGTTTTAAATTTTAACCACTACAGCTTAAACATTCTTCAGAAGTTCTACTTCCAATATCACCGTTAATAACTGAATCGGTCCTTATATAATATAACGTTTTAACTCCTAATTTCCAAGCTGTTTGATGTACTAAATTAATAAATCTAGGATTATCTGTTGGATCAAAGAACAAATTTAGTGATTGAGCTTGGTCTATATACCTCTGCCTTACAGCTGCCTGCTCAACAAGGCCTAGCTGGTTTATTTCTACTGCGGTTAAAAAAACTTCTTTATCATCTGCAGGCATAACCTCTTCAGGTAGATTAGCTATAGATCCTCTATCTTTCATAATCTGATCCCATACCTCTTCAGTATTATGCCCTCTGTTCTCTAAGTACTTAGATAATTCATCATTACGTCTGATAAAAGTACCTTTAGGTCCATTAAAAGTGTAAATATTAGCTATTACAGGTTCAATACCTGCAGATACTCCTCCTGAGATTGTAGCATTAGATAATGTAGGTGCGATAGCTATTAGATGCGAGTTTCTCATACCTGTACCTTTACACCAAACAGGCTCTCCGTATTCGTTAGCTAACTTTCTTGAAGCTGCTTCTGCTTGAGATTTTATCTGAGAGAAAATAGTATTTGTATAAGAGGTAGAAGCTACCGACAAGAAAGGAATTCCTTTAGATTGTAAAAATGTATGCCATCCTAAGACTCCTAATCCTAATGCTCGTCCTTTCTTAGCTGATCTATGGGTTCTAATCATTGATTCTTTACCGTTAGTTTTAGCTAGGAATTCTTCTAATACTCCATCAAGGAAGTAAATAGAAGTTTCAATTAAATCAGAATCTTTCCATTCGTCATACTTTGCTAAGTTAACAGATGATAAACAGCAAATAAAGCTATGTTCCTCGTCGGTATGTAAAGCAATTTCAGTACAGATGTTAGTCATAGTAACATCTAGGTTATTCTTTACATAAGCAGGAGGATTTACTTTATTAACGTTATCCTTATACATTACGAAAGGCTCACCAGTCTCTATTCTAGTTTTTAAAATTTCTATCCACAACTCCATAGCTTCTGGATCTCTATGCTCTAACTTAAGCATAAATTTATCATCTACTACAACGCATTGGTGTAAATTTAAACATTGACGATTAGGGTCACCTTTAGGTCGTCTAATCTGCAAAAACTCCTTTATATCTGGGTGATTAATATCTAGATTAACCGATGATGCACCTCTACGAACGGTACCTTGATTAGTAGCTATAATAGTAGAATCATAAATCTTAGCCCAAGGTACAACACCTTCTGACTGACCTAAGCCTTCTTTACCTATCTTAATTCCTCTTCCTCTGATTCTAGATAAACTAATACCTACCCCACCACCTACAGAGGTTAGTTTCATTAACTCAGCGTTAGTTAATCCAATACCTCTTATAGAATCTGGTGTGTCTATACCAAAACAAGAAATAGGTAATCCTCTATCTGTTCCTGTATTAGCTAGTACTGGAGAGGCTAGACATAACCATCCTTTCCACATATACTTATAAAACTTAGCAGCCAGGTCCGGACGATCTAATCTCATAGCTACTGCATCAGATACTCTCTTATAAGCCTTCTTTGGTGTCTCACCTGGAAGTAGATAGTCTTTTGATATAGTTGCTAAAGATATTTCGTTCATCCATTCAGGATAATCTTTGCCAGCTTCCCATCCGTATAGGTCTAGTATAGTATTCATATTATTATTAAAAAACGTTTGACCAATCCATGTGACCTTTTGAATAATTTGTTACTCTATTTGCAAAAAAGTCTGTTTGCTGTTTACCAGCTATAACAGCATCAAACCATTTCATAGTCTTTAACGCTCCTTTATCTATTTCGCTAGAAGGTATTAAAGGTTTTAAACCTAAATCTCCCATCTTAGTATTTACTCTATGTTTAATAAAGTTTTTTAAGTCCTCCTTAGATAAGTTCTCTAAATCACCCATTTCGAAAACTTTATCGATGAAATCGAATTCCAATTTAATAGCTAGTCTAGCAGCAGTCTCTATTTCGTCTAGTAATATAGGTGAAAGTAATTTAGGATTTTCACCAACTAGCTCTCTAAATAACCAACAACCAGCCTCTGAATGTAATGATTCGTCTCTTACTGACCACTCTACTATTTGGCCTACTCCTTTAAGTTTATTTCTCATCTTAAAAGAAAGTAAAACTGCAAAAGAGGAAAATAAATTTACTCCTTCAGTAAAGGCCGAAAAGATAGCTAAAGATTTAGCAATTTCATGCCAGTCTTTTTTACCATCATGACTACTAGCCACATTCATTAAAGATTGTATTTTAGCTTTTGTTGCTTCATCTTCCATAAATTCAGCAAAGTTATCTAAACCTAACTGTTCGTTTAAAAGAGAATAGGCCTCCGCATGAATAGTTTCAAAGGAACCAAAGGTAGTAGCCATCATAATGACTTCCGGCTTTCTAAACCATTTTGTTACTAACCCAGTCCAATAATCATTAACTACTGTTTCCGTTTGCGCAAAGCCTTTTAAAATTCCTCCAATAACGTTCTTTTCGTGATCTTTTAAATTTGAGTTCCAATCTGTTATATCTTGGGACATCGGCACTTCAGTATGAAGCCAATGTGCTTGCTGCTGTTTTAACCAGTAATCATATGCCTTAGGATACTCAAAAGGCTTATAGACAACTCGTTCTTCGATTAAACTCATAGTTAAAAGATTTATTTTTTAAAGATAGAAAATACGACTAAATTAGACAACTAAAATAGAATTATTTAAAAAAAATTTTACTTACTTAATGGAATCTGTGTACTTTACTGGTGGTTTTGGTAGATCGAACTTAGACTGGAATTTAACTAAGTCATTATGGGGTAAACTAAATGGTGTTTCCCTCCCGGCTGTATTAACCAATTTGCCTTTATTTTTTGATTGAAACAGGGCTTTAATGTAAGAACTAGCAGAATTTTTTGATGCTTTACCTGGTGCGGTATTCGAATTCTTGGAAGATGATTTAAATAGTTCTAAAATGTTCATAGATAGCCTCTTTTAGATAAATATAAGTTTTGTCAATTATAATGAACTTAACTCAAAGAATTTTTTACTTAATACTTCTCTATCATCTTTGCTAAAGTTAGCAAAAGAGTTACTCCCCGATGTTTGCTGAGGAGAGCCAGGAGGGGTAAACATAGAGTCATCTAATTCACTTGTACTTATTTCAATATGACCAATGCTTGTATTAATTTTAGCTAAGTAAGTCATTCCGTCCATTCCGTACCGGTTTTTCATTAAATGTATACGCCCGGTTCCGTTAACTTTATCTTGACGTTTCCTAGATAAAGATAAAGCAAAATCAGCAATCATAATTTTATCGTATGAACCTGCTGCTTTATCAGCTTCTATTATATCATCCTTTGCACCCATTCTATTTACCTGTGAAACAGTCCAAATAGGAATTTTTAAATCTCTAGCTAATCCTTTAGTTGCTGTATAGACATCATCTATCTCGTCTTTCTTCTCTCTATTTGTCTTTTTAGATCTAAGTAAATCAACGTAGTCAATTAGTACTAAATCTGGTTTTGTTCCTAAATCAGTACATTTTTGAATATGGGATTCTAGAGTAGATATTCCTACTTTGCCGGGTGAGTATTCTTTAACTATAAGCTTTCCAGGTAATCCTATAACTACTTTTTCTACGCTCTCTCTATTGAAAGCTACCTTATCGGTATCAATACCTGTAAAACAAGCATCAAAACGTTTTCCTACATAGGTTTCTGATAATTCTAAAGTGTAGTATATAACGTTATACCCTAACTTTACTGCCATAGCCCCTATAGCTACTAAACACCATGATTTACCACCACCAGGATTCCCGAAAATTAAACCTAAATCTCCTGATCCTAATCCTCCTCCTAGAAGCTCGTCTATAATAGACCAACCAGTAGGTATAGGAGAGCGTTCTTCAATCCTATATCGGCTTTCTATATCAATGTTATACTCGTGTCCAATATTTTTTTCAGTACCAGCCTTTCTGGTTTTATCCATTAGACCCCAAATGCTATCTATATCTCCTTTCTCGTATAATTCTACTGATAAAAATAGAGCTTTTTTCAGCTGTTGGTTTCTACAAAAATTAGCAAACTCTTGTTCAACGAACTCTTTATCGTCATTAGTAATTTTATAAGCTTCTTTTAATTGTTCTACGATAGAAACTCGTAAAACTTCATTCTCAATTTTTTTTACCTCTACGCTTAAAAAATCTAAAGAAGGTGTAGTATGGTATAGAGTATAAAATAAAAGGGTTTCTTCTACTATCCATTTATGAGCGGGATTATCAAAAGATTCCGCTTCTAAAATATCATTAATGTTAATAAGAAATTCTTTATTTTTTAATAGAGAGTTAAGAACCTTTACCTGGAAACCTACCCCGTAAGCTGATAATTGATTAAGTGTTTTGCTCATAGTCTAATTTGTAATGCTGTAACTTATTAAAATTATCAAATAACCACATCTCTGTATTTGGTATCGAATTTTCTAACTTATCTTCTTTGTAAAGATATAAAAAAGCTTTCTTATTCAATAATTGGTTTGGGGTAATAAGCATTTCGTTAATTTCTTCTAATGCATCATCCGGAATGTTTGGATCATGTAAATCCATTAGTTTCTCGTTAACGATTAATTGATGTTTAAAATTAACGATATTTTCGTATGCTCTCTTCTCATTCCTTTGATTCTCGCTTATATCTAGCAATTCGTTGAGACTCATACGTCTTTTATTAGATAACCCGGGAAACAAAGAGAGAATCGTTTTCTTACCTATACCTCGCACTCCTGGTACATTGTCAGAATCGTCCCCCATTAAAATTTTGTAGTTCAGGTAATTAACAGCTTCTACCCCGAATTCTTCTTTTACTGTTTCAGGGTAATAGAATTTTTTCTTAACAGGTGAGTATACTGTAATATTCTCGTCTATTAACTGAATATAATCTTTATCTGAAGACATTATGGTTACTTTCTTGGGTAGCTTTCTAGCTATATAACCTATTACGTCATCTGCTTCTATTTTATCTATAATAATTAAATCAACAGGAAGGCATTGAAGGTAAGATATTAATCTAATTATTTGATTTGTTATAGATTCTGCTTCTTCGTCTTTAGAATCAAATCCATCCCAGTTAGTTATTCTCTTAGTAGTCCTATTAGCTTTATAATCAGGATAAAGATATCTTTTATTAGTACTGCCACCAATTCCATCAAATGCAAGAATAACTCTTGTTGGAGCTGTTAACCTAATAATATACCCTAACGATTTTAAAAACCCAGTTAACCCGCCGATATGGTTACCGGCAGGGTTTAAATGGTGTATTACTACAAAGTTTCTTAAAAAAGTATTTAGTGAATCTACAATTAATACATTATCATTAATATGAATATCTGTCTCTTTTTCTTCTTTGAGATTAGCTATAATATCTGCATAGCGTTTATTCATCTGATGTATCGAAAATATCTCTGCTTTCTTCTTCAGTCTCTACTATTATATCGAAATCTTCGGAACCTAAGACTCCTAACCACTCTTTTGAATGTGCTTTCTTGTAGTTATTAAGTGCTGAAGGTGTATCAGGGATAAATCCGTGAATAGTCATAATTACTTTATTCAGAGTAGTTATACCCGTTACGTGGTTCTTATCACAACTAATTTTAGTACGTTTAGCAAACTCTACGTCCTTACCGTTCTTAGTAGCTTTAATCTTATTTGTACCGCTACTAGTTACATTCCCAAAAGTAATAATTAAAGAAGCATCAAAGTACATTGTATCACCTCCTTTATTTTTCATTTTAGGTTGTGACATTACTGTCTCTGCTTTAGCTACCCATACCTTATTAATAGCTACAAATGTATTTGTATAAGGTTGGTTTTCTTTTCTAGATAAAACAATTTTCTGATTAACGAAATTACCGAATTGCTGAGACATAGCACCTGCATTCCATTCGTTATTATTCTTATTAGATTCAACTGATAACCTACAAGGAATACTACCTACGCTATCCCAGAAGAAGCATAATTCGTAAGGTAAGTTTCCTTTTTTCTGCTCATCTAGTAAATCTAATACAAAAGCAGCTACATCTTCTATCGTATTTAATTTTTCTCTATCTGCATAGATAAAAAATCCATTATAGTCAATTACAGCTCCATTCTCGTCTAAAACCTCATCAAAAAGTAATCCCATAGTCTTAGCATGTTCCCAAGACCATTTCATTTCCGTAATGATAAAAACAGGTAAAATACCTATTTTCTGAGCTGAGACTGCTCCTTCTAATAAAGCAGTCGTTTTACCCGTATCTGAATGACCTCTTAATAGAGTAATATGACCTTTCGGAATTCCTGGTATAGATAATGCTTCTTGAAAAGCTTTAGATATTGGAATCCATAATTGCTCTTTAAACTTTACGGAAGAAGAAGAGAGATTCTTTGTCTTTTTAAACCTATCTAGGTTAAATGGTCCTTTTATGGCTTCCGAAACAGCTGCGTTAAGAGATTTCTTACCTTGCTTCTTTTCGTTGAATTCCGCGGACTCACTATCCTCTCGGAATTCGCTTCCTAATATTTGATTTGACATAGTTGATTTTAGTTAATTAAAACGGTGCACCTTCACTGTTTGGTGCCTCACCAAATAAAGTAGCAAAATCAGCATCAATATCTGCTTTCTTTGCCTTCACATCCAAAGTGTAACTAGTCTTAGGTGCTTCTACTTCAGGTTCAGATGTAACTGTTGATGTAGTAGTATCATCAGGATTTAACCAGCTAAGTAGAGCAGACTTCATTTCATCGTATGAATGCTTTTTAAACAAGGTTAAAGGCTCTGGTTGCTCAGTCATCCATCTTTGAACTTCTTGAGAGTTCTCAGACAAGGCAGTTGTCTTTGTACGTACCCTGACAGTCGTCTTATTAAACGATCTACCTGATTGATCTGGACCTACAGTATCGATAGTTAAATCTCTACCTGTTACTGGGTCAGTATAATCTTGTACGTCTTCGTCTTCAGCGATAGAAAGTAATTCCATGTAGACTTCTTTACCGAATTCCCATAACCTTACTCCTTTATCTTCTTCTCCTCTTACAACAATAGGTGCAAATACCCGCATTTTAGGGCTAAGTTTTTTAGCTAAATCGCGACTATCTTGGTCACTAGCTTTACGTAACTCATTAGCGAATTCAACTATAGGGTCTTTTTCGCCGAAATTCTGCAAAGATATCATAGTCTTTGCGCCTACCCCGTAATGAAAAGTAATCTCTTTAAAAGGGTTAGCTTTATCGTACATAGAAGGTATCATTCTAATAGAATGTTTACCAACAGATGGCTTCCAGATAATTTTTGCTAAATCGTTCTTTGGGCCTGTTTGTCTTGTCTGCAAGGAAGACAGCTTTGATTTGATTTGTGATAAATCCATAACTAATTATTTAAATGTAAAACTAAATATACTAAGCTTTTACAACAGCTTCTACTATACTGTGTACTTTAGTATGGATTTTTCTCAAATCCGGACCTTGTGTTAGTAAAACTGTATTTTTGAAGTCTGGCCAAACTACACGATAATTTGGATCTAAAACACCACCGTTTAATTCTTTAATTAAAAGATTAAGAGCGTTAATGGTGTACAGAGTGTTAGTTTCCTTTTTGCGATGTAAAAGGATTGTATTAGGTAATATCTTGAAACTGGAATTATTTGGATCAATATTATACGTACATAAAAACTCGTCTGAATCAGGTGATTCTAAAACGAATACTTTATCGTATAATATAGTGTAATGGCTCTTTATCCCTTCTAGTATTGAATCTAAATCTTCTTTTGGGGAGAAAGTACAGAACAGTTTGTTCATAATTTCCTGTAACGTGAATTCTTTTTCTACTATCATAAATAGGGTGATTTTTTAAGAGAGTTATAATTTGAGCCGTACTTAACTTTACTAGTTAAGCCTTTTTTGTATATGATATCTTTAATCGTCGTTAAAACTTCCTTTCCATCTTCAAAATTAAAATCTATAAGAATAGAATCATACACCACTAAAGTTATAAAACTTTTCTTGTCTTTCAAATAATCTTGTATATTCTCTAGTAAAAATAGGTTACTAATTGTTTCACAATTTTGTAAATAGTAATTAAAAAGCTTCTGTGGATACATTCCCTCTATACTTCTTAATCTTCTACCGGTAGGTAAGTCAAGGTACCCATTTAAACTATACGTCTCCCATAATTGCTCAATGAATGCGCTTATCTTTTTGAAGAATGGTATATTCTTATAGTCATCGGAGATACCCCCGTAGATCTGTTTAAAACTAAGCTCTTTTGACTGCTTGTATTGATCTTCAGTAAGTTCCTCTACGTTAAAGTACATCCTACCTAAAACTGTATGTATAGATTCGGATGAGTTGAAATCAAACCGGATAAGTTTACTTATTAATTTAAGGTGGTATCCTTCAAAGTCATACTCTACAAATGCGTTGTTAATAGGTAAGAATGCTTCTCTACAGCCATTATCTTTATTTAATGCTAAAAAATTTACTGTATTAAATGAGTTGGTAGGTCTACCGGTAATGTTATGTAGGTTGTAATACGAATAAAGTAATCCATCGTGGATAGAGTAGGGCTTCCATTTAGTTTCAAAGTACTTATCTAATATTTTTTCATCTACTCTAATTCCTCTACATTCAATACTCTTGTATACTTTCTCTATTCTCTTAACTACCGAACCTGTCCCTTCTTCCTTCATGTAGGGCTTTACTTTTTCATAAAGAAATTCTGATTTTTCATATAGTTTAGAAATAGGTATTACTCTATTTAAGTCCTTCTTGTGGTAAAGCCTAGTATAAAGATCTCTTTGTATTTTCGTATCGCAATATAAATCAGGTAACTTAGATATCTCATCTATCATTATCTGAGAAAGGTCTTGTAAGTTATCAGTAGCAATGTAGTATCTGGCAAGTTTACTATCTAAACAGAATACTCTGTCGTGATTATCTAAAAAAGCTTGTATTTCAAGAATAGGTAAGCTTAATGCTTCGGAATGATTTACTGGGAGAATATATCCTTTCTGTCTGTTATGGTAGTATAAAACAGATATAGAATTAATCGCAGGATGGAAATTGTCGTTTAATGTTATAATATCTATAAAACAGTCTTCACTTGGTTTTAACTTAGCTAACTGTTCTGATGTTTCAACGATATAATACATGAACCTTAATTTAGTAAGAATATAACCGATTAATTTAAAACCTTTGAACATAAACCTTAATTTAGTAAAAGTAACTTTAACTATCTAGGCTTAGCAAATTTAGTATAGTTACCTCCTATGAACTCTTCTAAACCTCTAAACTTAATGGACTTAGACGCTACTAATCGTTTATTTGTATCAATTATTCCAGATACCCTAACACCATTAGTCTGTACGTAATCATTTAATGGTCCTGATATTTGCCAGAAGAGATCTATAGCTATGTTAGCTATGTAGTCATATTCGCTACTTACGTCTTGTAAAGATAAAAATGTTTCTTTATTCACTTCAACTATTCCCCCATCTAAATTTCGTTTTTTGCAAAAATACCTCATAATAAAGCCTTTACTGTAGTCTTTTAAAGTAGGGTTAGGATAATAAGGTATTGGCTGTTTAAACTCACCTAAGTCAACTGGGTTAATTTTTCTACTAGCTAGATAGTCTGCTGATTCGTTAAAAGCGGTTATATCTGAGTTAATAAACGTATTCCCGGCACTTGAGTCTGTTCCTGTGTTTAAAATTTTAATCGGTACTAATAGCTTGTTTGAACCGACAACAGGGTTATAGCCTGCAAGGGCTTTATTATCAAAAGTTTTGTAGTAAGGTCCCGTATACGGTACTCCGTCTACTGTAAACTCAGTACCATTAGTTTTATAACCAGTAACGATTCTACTAGATGGGTAGTATTTCATTTTAACTGTATTGAATTTTAGTGTTCATTACTTGTCCGGCTACATTACCTCCGTCTAATTGGAAGAAAGGTAAATAATCTACAGGGTCTAGAAGTTTACCTGTTTTAAAATCACCTTCCCATAATTCAAAATGTAAATGGTATCCTTTAGAGTCTCCTTCGTTTCCTATATAAGCTATATGTTGGGCTTTAGTAACTTTCTCATTAACGTTTACTTCAATACTCTTTAAAGGCATATGTCCGTATACCGAAGTATAGTTAATACTATTTACTACATGATTTATAAATATTGCGTACCCAAAACCCGAAACAGCTCCTGCTCTAGTAACAGTTCCATCTCCTATAGCAAAAATCATATCCCCTGTAGTTCCTTTTCCTCCTAGTATATTACTTAATGTTGTATTTACATTTCCTAAATTAGGGCCTATAATATCTATACCTTCGTGAGCTGACCTAAAATTAACAGGAGTTCTATACTGTTTAGTTTGAGCTCTATTAATAAAACTACTAATAAAGTAAGGTTTTGATACAGGTAGAGTAAAGTTAAAAGATGATACAGCATTAGGTGGTGGTTGAGGAGCTCCTGAGCCCCCAGCCGGTCTAGGTGTTCTAACTCCTTTACGTCTAAAACTAGAAGATACTCGTCCGGTCTGTAACGGAATATTTATCATCATTGAACGTACAGCTGTGACCCATTCTTGATTTTCTATAGTATGAGAAAGTCCGTATACAGTAAATCCTATTCTAGTTTTATTGCCTTCTTTGTATTGGGCAGGTAATCTGTCTAATGGTAATATAAATGCTTGATATAATTTTATACCGCTTAATCCATCTAATGTAAAATTAGCTGCTAGAGGAAGTATACCTCTTGCTGTAACATCGTTTGCCTCTACTACATTATTTCCATTCTTATTTACTAGTTCAGTTTTTAAACTGTTCAATGTTTCAGGATAATACTGAATACAGGTTTCTATGTCACCAACGTTAAATCCTGTTAATGCATAAATATTTCTGATATGATTATTAAATAAATTAGCTGAATCCGTTAAACCGTCAATGTTCTCTGAATTAGTAGATTCTAAACTACCTGATGCTTCAGTTACAATTGATTCTCTTACTGGCATTAACCTATCCCTTAATCTACTGTTTAACGCAGTAAACGCTGATCCATCTTCGTTACCGGCAACAGGACGTCTTTCCCCAGCCATAGCTGTAATAGCTAGTAAACTACCTATTCGAGTACTAGTTTCTGTCTTTAAAGAGAAATTCCTCATTATAGAAGAAAGTCCGAAAATCGGAAGAGTAGGTAGGTTATTGGCTGCAGGCCCAGAATCAGAGTCTACTAATTGGTCATCGTAAATCCTTATTACGTTAGAAACATCATTATACCCTATCGTAAAGTTATTTATACTTCCTAAAGCTTTGCTAATTTGACCAAGTAGCTCTTTTAGAAAAGAACCTAAATAGACGTTAGAAGTTTTAGTATCTCTTAAACTTTCAGCTATTTCTAAAACCTTATCTACATTAACTAATATATTCATTAGCTTACCTCTAGTACCTGATTTTACTTTAGAATCCTGGTATTCAGCAAGCCCTTGATTATTATAGACGTTATTAGTTAAATCATTTGTAGCTTGGGTAAACTTGTTCGGGATTGTAGCAGGGTTAACATTCCTAGAGGTAAATAACATATTAAAGTCCTCGTCGGTACAGCCTAGATCTACTAAACAAACTCTAGGATCTATAGAAAACTGCTGAGGCATTCTAAAACAAAAGTTAGTCTCAGGGTTAAAATCTATATAAATTATAGGTCTTACGTTATTTTTTTGTTTATCGTAAAATACACAAGAATTATTTATGTAGGCTAGTAGTAATCCAAGTGGTATGTAAACAAAATCTAATTTTTGATTTTGGCCTGTAACAAAGTTTACTTTAGTGTATGTAGCAAGGGTTGAGAAATCTACAGAAGGAGCATCGGTTTTATCTTCCATATACTCTACGTTGAATCCTCTTTTGAATCCTTCTACTAAGTCTGACTGTGTCGCAGTAGAATTAGATTGTCTAAGTAGATTCAAACCAAATTTAAAAGTATACTCCATATACTTACGAAAATCTGCCTGAGATTTATTCTGTAAAGCTATATTTTTAGTAAAAGATAAAAAGGTCTCTAAAGAAGAACTTACTTTCTTTGTTGCTACTGTAGAAATAGCAGGACTATTTGCTCCTGGAGCTGCAGCTGGTACTATATCTGGTATAGTTTCTGTTCCGTTGATTTTTAAAGATTCAATAATACTACCAATACCAGTAAGGCTTAAAGTAATATCATAACCTCCATCTACTGTTTGTTCCCAAGAAAAGTTAGTTACTAATCCTAACATCCCATCGTAATTACCGTAACTTCTTTTTCTCTTCTTTGCTAGTTCAGATAAGATAATCTCTTTAGTATACGATGTAGATTTATTAAATATATCGATAGGGCTTTCACTTATTTGTGTGTTACCTTTATTATCTACATAAGTTCCATGACCCCATTCTAAAAGTACTGAAAAACCTAATCTCATATAAAGCACATCTAAATAAGATAATTGCTCTAAAGTCCATGCTTTTGCTTTTACTGTAGCTATTTGAATAGATCCTCCGGTACCTGCAGCTTCTATAGTTGCCGAGGTTAATCCAGGCATAGGTCTAACTCCTAGTTCTAATAATCCTCCTACTCCGTACCCTTCCATACCTAATGGTTTTTGACCTACTCCATTAGTATTATGCAGTCCGTTAAATAAACACCATTTTTTAGCTATGTCTGTCCCTGTACCTCCTAAAGTAGCTGCTAATGCCGAATCTGTTACTTCAACAAATGAGGTGAGCTTTAAATAAGCATTCTTTCTACTTCTAAATACAGCACTATTATCATCCCTAAATCCATTTTGAGTATTTAAATTAGCTCTTGCGGATATTTGATCAATAACATTACTATCTAAAGGAGAACCTACTAAATTAGTGTTTGTAGACATACTATCTAGACTTGTTTAAAGCTTCAAAAGCAGAAAGTATTTCTGCAGTATTAATTGGAATTCTTAATTGCATACCAACAGGAGGGAATAGACTACTACCGTCTAATTCGTTAGCTGAAGCTATTATCCACCATAACGAAGGGTCTTGGTAAAAGTCAGTTGCAATTAAATCTAATCTATCAGCTATTCCTACTATAATATATGCATCTTGTTCTGATGCCGGGACTGTTGGATATACTGCGTTTACATAATACCTTTTACCCAAGCTACCTGAAGTTATTTTTAAGTTACTGTATATAGTTGCCATGATTAAATTCCAAATATATTAGATGATGCACTACCGGATGAACTTGTATTAGGTGTTATAAAAGGAGCAAAGTTATAATTTTGTCCGTTTAACCAGAAAGATCTTCTAGGTAAGAAATTATGAATAGGTATAAATGTCATATCTATATCTAATACTTGCGGTAACTGATACATATCGTCATCTGCTCCACCTGCTCCTGTTTTATCTAATGCAATTTCCCAAGGATACTCATCATTTACTGAAATATTAATATTCTTAATTAATCCCGGTTGGTCATAAAGATAATCCCCAACAGTCATTTTAACTAATGGAGCTCTCATAAATCCATTACCGGCACCTGATGTTAATTCACTATATGCAGGATATACTTGAGATACTAAGTAGTTTAGCTTTCTATACAACGGTCTCATTTCAACTCTAGATTGAGCTGCTATTTTAAAACTTAAAGATATCTGTCTGTCTACGCCTTGATATGTATAGAAGTTTTCAGCCCTACCAACATACTTATGTGAAGAATAATCTGCATTATGGTTATCTCTAAAGTTTGTTATAAAAGCTCTAAAAGCTAAAACTGTAGGATGTATATATGTGTTGTCCGGTTGCAGTCTTGGCTGTACCTCTACAGCTGTTATTAAGAAGTTAATTAGATCTTTAGGTTCTTGGGGTAACTCTAAAGGATTAACTCCAACGTCTAACATATTGATTGTATCAACACCTGAGTTGTTAGATCCTTTACCCACTAGGTTATAACTAGTTCTTTTTATATTTTTAGAACCAGGATTACCTATTCCTTTATTTAAAGATATATAGTGATCTATAGAACTACTAGGTACATTAGAACCTGTAGGTAACTCTGATCTAAAATCAGATCCTATAGCTCCTTTAAAAGTAGTATCCTTAGCAATTATTTGCTTATAGTTTAACGTATAACTAAACGGAGATGATGTTCCATCGTATTGAACGTTATCAACAGTATCTTCGTATCTCTTTATTAATTCTTGTGTAGAGCCTTTTTTAGTAGTGCTGTTAGGAGTATTATATTTGTACATCTCTTGACCAGTCTTTACTGAGCCAGATACAAAAATATCTTGTACAAATTTAACTAACCTATCGTCTTTACTTAAAACAGGTTTTCTTACGAACTGTGATGCAGCAAGAGGAATATTATTTACTAAATTACCACCTATAGGTAAAAGTCCAGTAGAATTGGTTAATCTACGAATGTAAGTATAGCCGTTTCCTGCTATAGAATTAGGACCTCCTATGTATTGAAATAATAGATTAGGATTTCTAGATAAACCTAAAGCATTAATAGTTTCCAACTTAACATTACTTTGCTGTAATTGAGTACCTGCTAAAGGTATATTACCCGTATTGTTAATTTTTAACTCATAAAGAATTCTAAGCCTATTACCAGTCTTATCATTCTCTACATTTTGCATACTTACAACATACTGATATGTAGATTGGAAAGGGTTTACAGGAACTGTTCCGTGTCTATCAAAATGAGCTCCAGAACCCATTGCCCCTACTTGCTTTAATAAGTTAGTTCCGTTATTAAAGATTCTAGTATTTTCTAAATTACTTAGGTTTCCTCTAGCTACTAAAGTCTCTAGAAAGTTACCTGCATTATTTTCAGCATTTACATTTACCTGATACCCTACTTCAGTTTTGGGATTAGCTAATTGTAATAGCTCTTGTTTTTGTATAAATGCTAGTCCTCTAGGACCGCTTTTTAAAAATCTCTCTATTCTTTTTCTATCTTCTTCAGCAGTTAACGGTACTATTAATCCATTATACAAAGTACTGCCACCTCGAACAGGAAAATCTATACTAGTTCTTATTAGCTCATACTTAGTTTTTTGAGCAGATGTAGCATTTTGCGGTAAAGGTGATTGAATAAATGGTTGACCGCTAGAGCCATACGCAGGTCTATCCTGACCGTATTTCAGGCTAGTTAAATCTGTTTGAAGGGTTAATAATTGAGATGGCATATTATCTAACTACAGTTCCTGGGTTAAGTAAGTTTCCATAACCTGTTGCTACATTTCTAGCTACTGATGTTGCTAGTTTTTGGCCATCTATTACTAACGTAGTATTTCCTGTAGATAGTATAGCTTGTTTAACTGCTCTCATCTCTTCTACTAATAGTTTCATTGTCTCTAAGCTATTCTTTCCTAAATAAACCTCTCCAGTATCTACCCTAGCTAAACCTCCTTGTGTAACCAATCCTCCAGTAGCTAATCCAGGTACAATCATTTCTCCCACCGATTGAGCCATATCAGGGAAGCTTTCTGCAAGTTTTCCGGACAAGTAACCTCCTCCTAAAGAACCAGCTATAGAACCTAAAGGACCTCCTACTGCAGCTCCTAATATACCTCCTAGAATACTACCTCCTGTACCTAATGCTATTTTTCCAGCTTTTCTAGCTAGTTCATCTTTAGCTAAAGGTTTTCCTGATTCATCTACTGGATTACTTATTAAAGATTTAAATTCAGCGTACCCCATTAATGCTGAAATTAAAGTTCCTAATACTGAACCTTTTAGTCCTTTAGCTAATAAACCTTTTGGGCCTCCTGCAGCTTCTACAGCAGCTTTGATTGAAGCTCCAGGACTAGATAAAAAAGATCCAGCTCCACTCATGAATCCACCAGCCCCACCACCTACTGTAGCAGAACCTGTTCTTAAAGCACCGGTAGCAGCTGGCCCATATAACCGTTTTCCAGCTGCATTCAATACAGGAGAACCTGCTTTAGTACCTAGACCGCCTAGAGCACCTCCGCCTCCTAAGCCTCTAAGCATTCCTGCTCCAAAGCCGAATGCTTTTTTAGCTAGAAGAACACCAGCTAGAAATACTATACCCTTTAATACTGTTTCCGATTTAGCTAACATTTCGGCCATAGCCGTAAATGCACCTACTATAGGTTTCAGGATTTTATCAAGCATATTAAATGCAGATAACATTTTATCAACTAGTAATGATATTCTTTCCTGATAAGATTGCTGTTGGAACTGTCTAGCTAACGCCTCGTTACCTAATTTTTCTGTTGCTTCGGCAAAACTTGTCCTTTTAACATCGGCAGCAAAAATAGCTTGAGCCTGTACTAAGTCTTTAGCTCCAAGATTTGTAAGAGCTTGCTGTTTCATTAACATTTCTGACATCTCTTCACGTGACATTCCTAATGCCTCTGCTGTAGATTCCTGAGCGATACGATTCATACTACTGTATTTCGCAGCTGTAATGTCAAGCTTATTTAGCTCTTGCTGTAATCCTACCGTATTGTTAGTTAATGCATAGAATCTAGCTTTTTCTAAATTAAGCTCTCTACCTGTAATTAACTCAGCTTCCATTTGATTTCTAATGGAAGTTTCAAAATTTAAAAAGCTACCTGCTATTTTATCTAACTTATTTAGATCAGTACCCATTGTTCTAGCTGTAGCAGCTGCTTTCGCAAGAGCAGCATCACTACCAATAAAGTTAATCTTAATTGCGTTAGAAGTATTAGCTATATCTTTTAATATTTGTCTTTCATTTATTATTCTTCCGGTCTGTAACTTTACTAGGTTAATTTGAGCTAATCTACTCTTAGTTATATCATCTAAAGTCTTCTTATTAACTAAAGAAGCGTTGTTAAGGTCTTCAAGTACCTCTGGTTCAAATTTAGCTACATCTCTTAATTTGGTAAACGAATCTATTCTTTTTTGATCAAATGAAGAAGCAGTGCCTAAAGCACTATTCATTTCTAGTAAGGATTGAGTATATTTAGCACCTGTAGCATATATTTGACCGCTTTTTAAAGCAGCGTCAGATAACTCTGTTCTAAATTTAAAACCAGCCTCATAGGCGGTATTCATAGATCTAGCTAAGCTAGCTGCATCTTTATCTGTTTGTTTAAACGAAGAAACTATTAAACTAAATACTTTTAACGCTGCTGCGTCAGTAATAGCATCCATAGACTTATTTAACCCGGCTGCTATTATCTTAAAGCTATTACCTGTCTCTAATGCTTTTTTATTCATAGCAGTTAAAGCTTCTTCTGCTTTAACGAATTGACCTACAAAAGGTATTTTAGTAATACCTTTCATTAAATCCGCAGTTCTCCCTACTCTTTGCTCTACTAACCTAGCCTGTATTGCTTGAGCTTCTAGGTCTCTTAGCTCTTGTTTTGCCAGTTTTACTGTGTCTGCAATAGCTTCATTTACTTCTTTAGATAATTTAAGATCAGCGGATTTTATTTTATTATACGCAGCAGCTATATTTTGCTGTCTAGTCCTAGCGGCAAAAATTTGATTTTCAATTTCTAAAATCTTAGCAGAACCAGCTTTTAATTTATTCTGGTTATCTGCAATTTTATCTGCAAATCTAGCTGTTTCTTTAGTTAAATTAACTATGTCATTAGTTACCAGCTTAAATCTTTCTGGGTCAAAAGACTCTTGAATAGCATCAGATAAACCAGCTTTTAAGACGCCAGCTAATGACATCATCTGTGCTCTTAATTCCGGGGTATCTAAATTTATATCTAAATTTTGCTTTGCCATTCAATAATACTATATGTTATAAATAGAAAAAGCGCCTACTTTTTAGGCGCCTTTACACTGTATGTTGCTTCTTTACCTATATTCTTCATAATATCGGGTCTACTAACAGTTCTGTTAGGATTTTCCTCATTAATCATCATATTCTCTTTTTCAGCAGAAATGGAATCGTAATGCTCTTTTAGCTTATTGAATGTAAACTTTCTAAGCCAGATTGGCATGCTATAAATAGCAGCATAATCATATCCTCCGTTACTATGAAAGAGTATTTCATGTATTTCTGTAAATAGAGCGAATCTATCACTAGAGCTCAGGCCAAAAAAAGTTTAGAGTTAAAGGTATATCTATACCCTCCTCTGTATAGCCATCTGATACGTAATCAAATTTTAATTGAACTCCTGGTGCTGTATCTTTAATATGCTTTCTTAATTCTCTTGATGCCCTAGCCAGTAGATGATTATCTACGAAATCTCTAATAGTAGCCGCAGTTCTATCACCGTTTACTGATGTAATGATAAATTTTAATCTAGTAGTAATATCAAAAGAACCAGAAGGACTTATTTTCTGTAGTCCTAGTATTTCTTTCTCTACAGATTTTTCATCTGCTACAGTAAGAAATTTATATGTTACTTTTGTATTGATACTAGGGATAGTAAAATGTAATTCGTTACTACCTTCGTTAATTAACTGCTCTTTTTCAAGTAACTTATCCTTTACTGTAGATAAGTCAACTGTAATAAGTTCTTCTTTACCGGTAGAAGGGCTAGTAAATTTAAAAGAGTAATCTTTACCGTAGCCTAAGATTCTAGCTGCTACTAAAAGAGCATCTCTATCTTCTACGATTAATTCTTCGATGTTTACCTTAGAAACTACTAATGATTGAAGTAATTTGTCTAGAACTGTATTAGCTCTAATGTAATTAGCATTAGTTAAGATATCCTCTTCTTTGGCTGTCATATACTTAATTTCTACTTCGCCTGAAGATAATGGATTGTCTTTACTATAAACTAAACCTTGTGATGGTAATTTTACTGTTTCCGTAGGGAAAGAAAACTTTGATTCTTGTGTCATAACGTTTTAAAACTGTTTGTATATATAAATATGTAAAAAACAAAAAATCCCTCGAGATTTCAAGGGATTCTAAGTTAAAATTATATTCTACTAGAAATTTAAGATACAGTAATCCATAGCTATTGTTAAATCGATTGAAATATAAGCGTCGTTAGACCAATCATATTCCCCGAAGTTAGCAGATTTTACATATGCTCCTTTGATAATCCACTCACCTACGATATCACCTACTGGTCCTAAAGTATTCAATGTAATGTCTTTTTTGTAAAAGTCTGAGTATCCATCACGTCCTGTTACAGACTCGTGTCCTAGACGAACCCATTCCATTACTGCTTGAGCTCCTGAAGGAGTAACCGGATCATATAAAGCTAATGACATATCTTGCCATTCTCCTTTTCCTTTCAACTTTCTATAGATGTTAATATGATCTAACTTTACATCAGTAAATTGAATTTGCGGTGAAGCAGCTTTCTTTATGATATATGAAGGAATTCCATCAATATACATTATGAATCTGTTTTGAACTTTTGGTTCAAAAGCAGTGAAAAATATCTCATTTGGGTCTAATACAGCCATCGTATTCCGGTGTTTTAAATAAATATCGTAGTTACTACTTTTTCTTAATTCTTATAACTTTTTTAACTCCTTCTTTTAAATTAGTTGTAATATTACTATCCTCAGGAGCCTTATTATTTAATGCTGCTTTAAATGCAGCTAGTAATGTTGTCTTAGGCATATTCTGTAACCCCAAATAAGATGTAATTGTTTCCAATGCACCATCTAATTCATTTGCTGAATTAATCTTACTTAATGATTGTCTCATTGTAGGATTTTTATCTATTGCTTTCTGAAGGTTAGTCTCATCGCCAGTATTTTGTAAGGTTACTGGTGACTGGTCAGTAGCTTCTTCAAGCATTCCTTTTAATTGATTTTTAAGCATTTCTTTTAAAACACCTTTGCTATCAATCTTGCTATTTCCTTTTTTATATAATTCGAAAAGAGCTTTCGGAATTTTTACTTTTATATTAGATTGGTTTTTCATTTTTCTTTTCTTTTATTCTTATTGACCAAATGTAGCACCTGTTGGTGTAATATTAAAGTCAATTAAGATATACTCAGATGTCTTAGTTGGCTGTAAATAAATTGCACCTACTAATTGGTTTCTATCGATTACATCAGGCGTATTGTTAGTATCATCCATTACTACTTTAAATGCATACAATCCTTGTTTTTGTTGTACGTACTGTAAGTATGGATTAACTTGGTTCAAGAAGTTATTTCTTGTTGCTTGAGTATTCGGTTCGAATAATAAAGTCTGAGAGATTTGATTAATTTGAGTCTTAAGAGCGATTAACAATCTACGTACATTTACTCTGTCTAGAGCAGATGGTTTAGATTGTAATGTCTTTTGACCATAAATTACTGATCCTTGACCAGGGAATAAAGCGATTGGATTTACTTTAGATTGGTATAAAGTATCTCTTTGTGCTGAAGATAATCTACGTTCTGGTTGAATTACTGTTGGTAAACCACCTCTATTAAGACCAGCTGGAGCAAACCATTCTTGTCCTACTCTATCGTTATATTCGTATGCTGCAGGTATTACTGTAGATGCTGGGCAGAAGAATAGTTTTCCTGTCTCAGAAGAACGTAATTGAACCCAAGGCCAATATGTTGCTGCATAGCTATTATCTATTGATGTAGATTGGCCAGTTGCTGAATTAATCGTCTGTCCATAAGCAACAGTATCTATTACTGCTATTGCATCTCCTCTATTAGAAGCTAACGATATTAGTGAGTTAACTGTAGAAGGAGCATTTTGCAAATTAATACCAGGTGCAAAAATTACTTTAAATGAATAAGCATCTTTATTAGCTAATAAACTAACAGCTACGTTATAATCAGCAGCTGCTAATCCTTGTATATCGTTACCAGTTGTAGATGGAATTCTATCGTATAATTTTATAGAAGCACTTACTGTTCCAGTAGCTCCTCCAAAACATCCGTTATTTGAACCAGAACCTATTGTAGGAATAGAAGCTGTATAAGCTGCTACTGCTACCTGTCCTTGGGTATTTAAATAATTCGGTGTTGGTAAATTAACACTCTTTACTCGAATATACCTACTGTTGTTATTATATGAACCGCTAGTAGCTAAGTAGTAATTTCCTGATTCATCTACTGTAGGTACAGTGTATTGATTTCCTAAAACGTATTCTACGAAGTTATTTGAATTAGGGTCTAAAGACAATCCAGCCCAAGTTTCTAATACAGTTTTATTTGCCGAATAATCATCACCTCGTCTTACAATTATAGAAAATTGTCCAGATCCAGTGTCGGCAGCTGTTACTTCCCATCTTACATTAGTAATTGAACCACTTACCAAAGAACCAGATACAACACCTAAAGAAGCGCTAAAATCATTATTCATTGATAATCCAGATGAAATAGTCTCTAATGTTAATGCTGTTCCTGCTGTAGCTCCTAAAGAAGCAGTAGCATAAGCATAAGAACCAGAAGCTACTCTAGTTACTAATAATGACTCTCCTCCTTGTTGGAAGTAGCTAAATGCAGCCATTGAAGTCAAATATTCGAAACTAGCACCACCGCTAGTAAATAAAGCGCCAAATTTAGATTTATAATCTGAATAAGAAGTTACTAATATAGGTTCGTTTACTGGTCCAATAACTGTTGGGCCAACGATTGCTGCCCCTACTGTAATAGGTCCTTGAGTAATTTGGGATGTATCATTCTCATTTAAGAATACCCCAGGGGATATTAAAGTTTCTGCCATGTCTAATTGAATTGTCTTATTATAAATATACTATAATATGGCAAAACCGATTACTGAGGTACTATTATTCCTGTCTCCAAGTCTACAGAAGTACCACCGTATTTTTCTATAAGGCTGTCTGAAAATTCCTTCTCAGATTTACTT